ACAGCTTTTGCTAGAAACAATATCTTTAACGAGCAACTTCATTCAGTTCGTACTATCACAAGTGGTAAGTCAGCACAATTCCCTGTGCTTGGAACTGCAACGGCGGCGTACCATACGGTCGGCACCCCCCTCGTTGGAGCAAACCAAATCAAGGCAAACGAAAAGATTATCAACATTGATGATCTTCTAATTTCTCAAGCTTTTGTCTCAAATTTAGACGAACTTAAGAATCATTATGACGTAAGAGCTACTTACGCTGATGAGCTTGGTAAAGCTCTGGCTCGTACTTACGATCAAAACGTAGCGAAGATGATAGCAAATGCTTCTAGAGCATCTACTACATTATCAGGTGGACAAGGTGGTATCGTATCTAGTTTCCCAACTGGTGCTGGTAACACAACTTCTGCTGGTATT